GTTATACCTTTACGGATTGATACTTCAAATGTTTTATCAGCATAAGTTGTAAGTATTGGTTCGTGTGTTATTATAATGAATTGTATGCCGAGTTTTTTAGAAACTTCTTTTATCATTTCTGAAGCACTCTCCTGATATTCTGCACTTAAAAATCGCATAGGTTCATCAAGTATAATTACATTCCGTGTACGCTTAATTGCCATACTCCAACTTGCAATACGCAAAGCAAACGAAGCAACATCAACCGGCCCACCACCTGAAGAATCTAAAGGGTCAAAAGTATCTTCGTTGCGTTCAAACATAATATCACACTCGGATTTATTTCTACGTTCAACAAATTCAAGTTTAAGTTTATACGCATCTTTAAAAATACTTTCAAGAGCCAACGAAGCAATATCAGAAATATGAAATTGTAATTGTTGTTGTGTTTCCATACCTACAATATTTATAATTGAACGGGCTTTTTCAAGGTTAATAAGATATTGTTCGGATTCAGTTATTTTATTTTTTATTGTTTCAATACCACGTTCTAATTCTATCTTTTTACCTTTTTTGCGTTCAATTTTACGCCTTAATTCAATCAAGTCCATTTTTTAGGTATTGTTGTTCAAGTTTTGTTATACCATCAATAATTTCAGAATTAATAGATTCAACTTCTTCTGACATTTCAGATAAAAGTTTGTTAGCATCTTCTATTGAAGAACAGCCCCAATTATCTTTAAGTTGTTGAATCAAAGCTTCTCGTTGCCCTTTAAATTGAAGAAACTTTTCTTTAGCCTCATCAATTTCTTCTTTCAATCGTAATAATTCTTTTTCAGTCATAATATTATTCTATAAATTTATAAACTAATTGTTTGATATTCCTACGTACACGATTAGTTTCAAAAAACTTTTCTAAATTAATTTGGAAAGATACTTCAGATTCAAAACTTGTACTTAAACCTGATATAAAAGCATCAATGCGACCATTACGTTTTTCCTGTACCTCAATATGTTCACGACTTATTACATTACGGTCAATAGGTATTTTAACCTTTTTTACTTTGTTTTCTACTAAATTATAAAGAAAAACACAAGGTTCGTGGTCGATTTGTATTGCTGTTTGTCTTGTTATGCTCCCTGCATTTACTAATAGCCGGCTTTTATATTCTTCAACAAAGGTTTGGTGATTGTCTCCGGTTATAATCAAATCGAATTGCCTATATTTTTTTAAAATATTTTTTGCTGATATTGCTGTACTTCCATACCAAGGTAATTCATTTTTATAAGTTAGAATATGCCATACTGCTATTTGTCGGTCACCAATTACAATAGTTGGTTTTTGTAATGGTTGTAACCAATGAGTATTTTCAAATACTTTTAATTGCCTTGCTTTTGCCAAAACATTTATACCACATTTATTAGCCAATTCAATATTGTGTTGTGGTAAATCGTGGTTGCCATAAATAGTATAAAAAACACAAGGTAAATGTTCCATTGTTTTTGCTAAAAGGAAAGGTGTAGGTTTCCAATGATGAAACAAATCTCCTGCGTGTATTACCGGACAATCATATTGTTTTTGCAAATCAGAAATAAAATCAACTTTTTTCCATTGTGATTCCCAAAAATCATCGGTACGGCAAACAGGTGTATCTTCTCGTAAATGCCAATCAGACGTTATTATAAAATCAACTCTATTCATTTTTCAAGTTTTGTACCACAAAACGGGCATATTTCTATTTCTTGTTGCTCAAATAAATAAGTCAAATCTGACAAATTTTTGGATGAGTCGTGTATTTTATCATCTAACTTGGTTATCCTCGTAATTTCAGCCTTAAAAGTGTATATTCGGGCTTTTAAATTATCCCGTTTTAATATAAGGGCAAATATAGGATTTATAAGTTTGTCAAACTTTGATAGTTTCTTAACTTGGTTTATTTTGACATCGGTTTTATTTATCTTTAAAATTAAGGTTGTAAGATTGAAAATGTTGTCTTTTTTAGTTCGTAAAATTTTAAACTTTTCTAAAAGTGTGGTTACTATCTTTTCTATTTTTAAAATTTTATTTTGATTTTTAATATAACTTTCAATAAGTTTTAAATCAGAAATTAAACCAAATAAAGTTTTTTTACGCCTTAAAAGTCCCATCCGTTGTCTTTCAAGGATTTCTAATTCCACAAGTCGTACTTCAGCAGAATCAAGGTTATCATATTTTTGTAACTCTTCCTGATTTGTTTCTAACATTTCATTTAGGTTTGTAATTAATTGTTTTGTATTTGAAATTTCTTTTTTTACATTCTTATTGGCTTGGTCAATTTGGTCAATACCGGCAACCTTGTTGAAATATGCAGCAACCTGTCCTGGAGTTTCACTTAATAAAAATGGTTTATCTAACTGAGATTGAATATTTACTTCTGTCAAATTTAAAGCCTTGGCAATATCTTCTGGCGTACTTGCACCAAAAGCCTTAAATTCTAAATCATTAAAATGGTATGTATCCGACTTATCTTTTTCTCGTATTACAGTTTCACCTGATGTAAATTCAGCAGTAATTTTTGTGGTTCCACCCCATTTACTACGAAATGCTGAACCTCCAGGTTTGTTCCAAACTAACCATCGTAAGGCACGAATAATAGCCGTTTTCCCACTATCCGAAGGACCAACAATGACATTAACACCTTTGTCGAACTCTAATACGGTGTTTTTGTGGCTCTGAAAATTTTGTATTTTCAATTTTTTTAACATTTTTCCTTACTCGTTTTATTGGTTCAACGATTCTTTTAATTTGTCTTTCATCAACTTCACAAAACCCTCCTCTTGTATCATTTTCAATAGTCTGCATTGTATCCCAAAAACCTTTTCCTTTATTTAAGGATGGCCACCATTGAGCAATCATCCAAACTTTAGTTCTTTTTGTTTTTACCCAATAATACCCGTGTTCTCTTTCGTTTTTTATCATTGTTATTTACTTTTTGCTTATCAAGAAATTTTAAAAATGAGGTATTACCTAATGCTAAAAAGATTGCAACAGATTTGGTAACTTTGTTGATTACAAAATCATCTTCATTTTCATAACCAAAGTAAAAATAATCACCTTTTTTGTATGAAACAATGTATTGCTCTTTGTCTTTTCCATAAAAAAGAGAAATCCATTTACCTAACCTTTGACAAATATCATCATTATTCATCTTTTTCTTCTTTAATATGAGAAAAATGTTTTAATTGTTCAATATATATTGTTTTACATAAAGGACAGCAATTCGATAAAGTAGCCCTACTTGCCGAGGTTGAACTAATTGTACTGATTGATTTGTCAATCTTTTTACCACAAAGTGTTTTAGAACCTTCTTTAATATGATACATTATTTCAAAAGTTTTAATGTAGGTGACAATCCAACTGCCGTATGATAAACCGCAATAGCATCGGCTACGGCTTCATCCTGATACTTTACATTTGCCCAAGGCACTTCATACAGTTTCTTGATTGCATTTACCATTTCGGTTTTGGTGGCAGATTTTTTACCAAGCACAAATTTCTTGCTATCCATTTCGCTATACCATTCAATAGGTATTTGTTTTACATCAGCCAAAGTTTGTAACATACCAGCGACAATACCAATCATAACGGCAGCAGAAGCGTTTTGGCTCCCGTGTGGTGATTCGGATACAATAAAGTCAATACCGTATGTTTCAATCAGTTCAATCAACTTTTTGTTTATTTCACTAACCCTACGTATCGTATCGTCAGATTTGCGTATTCGTGTCTTTTTATTTTCAGGTATGGTTTTTATGCAGCCTACATTTAAAACCACATTGTTTTTTAACACGGCAAAACCCCAAGCAGTCATTGAAGGGTCATTAGTTAAAATTGTAAGGTGCTTATTCGTCCGTACTCTTAATTCGTTTGACATAATTAATAACTTTATTTCGTAATGATTTACTTAGAGTGCTTGTTTTCATTTGTATTTTAAGATACTCATCAAAGTAATCTTGCTGAGTCCAACCGTTAAAAGTTTTTGTATGGGTTCTTAAATTTCTTTTAAAGTCAAATTTTGGTAATTCAAAATAATCATTCATAATAAATTTTCTAAATATTCTTCCTTATGATATAATCTTTTTGCAATATCCTTTAACTTTTCTTTAGTTTCAGGAGCATCAGCCATTTCAGCCATTTTATCAGCCAAATACCAATCAACACACCATAAATGTTCAGCTTTTTCAATTAGTTTTTTATCATTTTCTGTCATACTCTTTTCTTTGGTTTACGTTCTGTATCAAATTTACTTTCAATCTCTTCCCACAAATCAATTACCTGATTTTTTAAAGTATCTTCTAATCCATCTTTTTCGATTACCCGAATAGCCTTTTCCATTGATGGGCCAAGTTTAAGGTCACCTACGGTATAAATTGTATTTTTAGTGAAATCTTTTATGTATTGTAAGTTTTCACGAATATCATCTATACCGTAATCAAACAATATTGTAACAGGAGCAGAACGATAAGGTTTCCAAATGGATGATTTAAATACTTCAATTTCTGTTCGTATCCCGATAATACGTTTTACTTCTCTACCTGCAATATGCTCTTTCATAGCAATTTTTTCAGGTTTTAACATACGTAACCTAAGACTTGAATAAAAGCCTACGGCTTCACCACCGGGAGTAGTATATTTCTGCCCGTACATACCGGCATCCCTATTTACACGTACTTGATTACTACAAACCATTAATACATTGTTATGTGTTAATATCCTGCAAGTTCTACGTAATTCTTCACTAAATTCCTTAGCCCTACGCATCCCCATTTTATCACCATCTTTGTTTTCCATTTCCATATCGGTGGAAAGTGCAGCAAGTGAATCAGCCATTACTCCATTTATTGTAGGGCTTTTAGGTTCCCAATTACGTACAGAACCAAACACTTCAGGTATTGTATTTGGAATGGTATAATCAATTTCTTCAGTATTTAAATCAAAAAGTTGAGCAAATTGCTTATTTAGGCGAGCCTCCGGGTCGTGAAACATAATTTCACCTCCCCTACGTTTAATATCTCCTGCAATTTCGGAAAGGAGAACAGTTTTTCCACTACCTGATGGTCCAAAAATTTCAACAAGAATCCCACCTGGAATACCACCTCCTCTGACTCGTCCACCTGATATTGCTAAGTCAAGTAAGGTTGAGCCGGTGCTGATAACTGTACTTATATTACCTTCATATTTTCGTTTCTTTTTTGGAGGTGTAGTTGCGTGATTTTTAATCTGTTCCGATAATGGTACTGTATTATCGTCTGTCGTCCTCTTCCTTTTCATATTTTAATTTATTGATAATAATTTCAATAGTTTCAGGTTCTAAACCTTTATACTTAAACTCACTACGGAGTTTGTGACAAAAAGCGTAGAAAGTTGTCCTTTTTAATGGGTAAGTTTTCCAACTTTCCCAACTAAGTTCGACAATTTCTTTAATATAGTCAAATTCAGATTGCTTTTTTAAACAATCTATTTTCCATTGGGTTAACAAGTCAATAACAATTTTAGTTTTTGTTATTGACCTTGCCGTAGTATGTAAGGAAAGGAAGGAAGCCACTTCCTTCGGCACTAAAACGCCTAAATAAATGACTTCCTTTTTTTCAACCCTTCTTTTTTTAAGAACATTTGCCATTACTTACCTTTTTTCTTGGCATAGCATTCATTCCATAGTTCACAATCATCACAGTCATCATACTTGTCTGTGTCTTTACCAAATTTATGCCCTGATGGACAACTTAAATCTTTCTTAGACTTACCTTTTGGTTTTTCTTCAACTGCTACTTTACGCTTACGACCAACAGGTTTAGGTGTAGGTTCCTCTTCTTCTTCTTCATCATCTTCTTCTTCGTCATCCTCCTCATCTTCTTCTTCGTCATCTTCCTCATCATCCTCTTCGTCATCTTCCTCATCATCCTCTTCATCATCCTCCTCATCTTCTTCAGGCTCAGGTTTTTGCTTTTTGATAGGTTTGCTTAACTTTCTTTTTGGTTTTTCGTCCTCGTCCTCGTCTTCTTCGTCATCAATATCAATAGTTTCAAGGAATTTGGCTTTTAAATCTTCGTAAGAAAGTACTTCAAGACAATCATCAAGTTGAGGAATACGGTCAAGTATTGCATCTGTATATTGCTTATCCCTATCTACGAAATCAAATCGTGATGGTTCAGCAAATTTATTACCGCCAAAACTGTTTTCAACAAACCGTACACGTAATGTAAAACCTTCCTTATGGTCAGGGAAAATTTCAAATTTATCATCATCACTTAATTGCTCCTCAAATTTTTCCTGGAATAGAAAGTCTGAAGCATCAAAAAGATAGATTTTGGCATCCTTTTTTTCTTTTTTACCTTTAATAATGATTGCGTAAAGATTGCGTTCACTTGTTTTCAATGTTTTGATTTCGTCCTCGTCTCCATCTTCTTTACGGAGTTTTTCACGATAATCACAAATCGGGCATTTCTTACCAAAAGTAGTAGGACATACATAGGACCTTGGTTCTGCACCAATACTACGATGAGTCTTAAACGGTCTCTTATACCAATAAGTACCGGCTATCGCAATTTCAGCCTCAACATCCTTGTCAGGGTGTTTTTTATCAGTTACAAGATATGGCATAATATCCATATCAATTTTTGAATCTGCCTCAGGTGAAAAAACTTCTACACCATCAGGCAATTTCAAATACGAGAATGAATTACCACGCTTTCTCGATTCAGCGTTTTTCTTCGTCTTTCCACGAAAGCTACTTTTTAGTTTTGCCATAATAATTAAAATTAACGTTAATTTTTATTAATGCGAATTCGTGTGTTCGCTTGTTTTCTTTTTTCTATTTTTATTTCTCTTTCTTTTTGTAAATTCCGTGCAACTGATGGCCCTGCAAAATAACTTTGTCCATGCAGTTGTACAAGATTTTCTAATGCTGCCTTACGAGTAAACGAAATTTCATTCTTTACTATTTCAGCATCATTACATTCTTTTAAAGCATCCAACCATTCTTCTTTTGCCTTAATATGACGTTTATCACGACGGTAATAGGCTTCAATATCTGCTGCGTTAGGTTTATCCTTATTACAGCATTTAACCGGATCATCGTTAGCTTCTGCGATAAGTTGGGAACGAATCAATTTAATGTATTCTTCTGCCCGTGTAACCTTATCTTTACAAGCTGACCAATACCTACCATACCTAACAGCAAGTTCTGCCTGTTCCAGCCACTCAACGTCAAGGGCAGTTTCATCAATACGAATATCTTTTTCGTAATTCATTTGAATTAATTTTTATGAGCACGTTTAAGTTTTTCAGCAAGTAATCTTCTTGTAACATCAGTATCTTCAACATACCAAGCGTTTAACATCAATTCAGTAGCACGTACAAATCCTTCACACCAAATATCTTGGTCAGTAGAATTTGGGAATGGTGGGTTATCTTCTGGCTCACCTTGTGGGCAAAGTTCTTTT